CCTCCAGGATTATCTACAACTATTTTACCAGAAACAAAAACTTCTTGTCCGTCTTTTTCAAATCTAAGAACATCTGCCTTTTTGGGTCTGATGGTAACTCTTTGTCCCTCTTCCATAATTCTAGCCTTGTCATAGAATGGTGTAGTAGAACCTCTCTGGACGGAACGTGACTGTGAGAATGTTGCCATAAAGGAAAGACCAACCTTGCTAAAGCTATAGTCTATGTCGTATAGTCTTGCTCCTGGCTGACCTACCTGATACCACTCGTATACGTGGTGTAGCATTGATGGGTCTTGTCTAGCGTTTGAGTCAATAAACTCCTTAACCATTAGGGTTATTTCTGCACCAAAGTTTTTCAGGAACATTGTCTTTCCAACTTCAACACCTTGCAAAAATCCCTCAGAGTATTGAAGAATGTTCTTCATATCTTTTTCAAATTGTTTAGAGTCTACTATTAATCTCAAAGGTCTGTCCCCTGGTTCTCAGAACGCTTGATAACAACCTGGTAGTATTCTATGTGTCCAAATGGACCAACAAGTGGTTCAAAGGTTACAAATTCAAAGATTGTTGGCTGTCCTGAGCGTGGACCAGATGTTTCAAGGTAGACCACATTTCCATGCTTGTCACGGACGTTTGTGATAATGATGTTTGTCAATGCATTCTTTTCTAGGTCGCTAGAAATCCTAATGTCAGTTCTTACTCTACCAACTAATGATGAGTCTTGTAGTAGTTTTACTTCTGGTCTAATGTCTTGCTTGTTTGCTGTACCAGCTTTGTTTAGCTGACAGGCAATGCTTTTGTCTAGTACCCAGTTTCTTTTTACGTTTCCGTAAGCACCCTGCTCAACTAGTGGATAGTAGATATCCGCAAGCATTGGAAAAAGAAAATCTGTAGATTCGCAAGTAGTCATTACAAGACTCCTGGGCGTGTCACTGGCTTCTTGTATTTTTCTAGAATTTTATCTACTAGAATATTTCCAGTTCCTTCGAACACTGCTTTGTCAAACTGAATTCTAAACTGGTCTGTATTGTATGAACCAATGTAGCGTTTGTAGTAGTCTAATCTTCCGCAACTAATGTCTTCGATAAGAAGCTCAGTTGCTTTCTTAATGTCTGCTGGAATATTTAGATATCCAACTTCAGCAATAATCTTGTAGTCCGACTCTCTTGGAAAACCAGTGTAGCCATAGATTAGCTCTGTGTAGTCAGAGTTAGATGCTGGTAGCAGTACTGGTGCTGACTCGCTTCTATTTAGTTCTCCTACGTATGTCTGTGTAATTGCAGAGCCATCCTTAGTAAGTTCAAATGTTTTAGAGGTGACTAGTACATTGTTCTCGTATACAGATAGAATGTTTTTTACATTGTCCCATACTGGAATAAAGTCGCTACCGTTGCCGATTGCAAGAATAGATTCTTTCTTGTAGTAAAATCCATCTACTACGATTGAGTCAATAATGGCTCTGGCTAGCTGCTCGTTATCTGCATATGTAGCAATCTCTGTAGCAGTTGTACCCTTGGTGTTTGGGTCCACATATGGTCTACGAATCTCGTAGAAGTCTTCGTAGATTAAGTTGGCTGCAGCAACTGCTGCGTGAGTGTTGTACACCTGAATCTTGTAGTCAGCGTCATACTTCAGTGGTACTGAAATAGTTAGTTTTGATGCAGAAGTAGTGGTAGCCTGTACAGCGTCCATCACAAGGGTGGAGTCTGAAAGGTCTGTAACATTTACTGTTACTGCTGTACTGGCATATCCATCAACAACGATTGGGAACTGAAATTTTTGTGTTCCTAACTGAAATGGTGTTGTTGCTGTATCTACTCTAAGAATCTCCACTAATTATCAAACGCCTCTTTAATTTCTTCTGGTGTTGCAATTCTGATGTGAATTCTTTGCTTCCACATTTCTGCTTGTTCTGGTGTTACAAAGTTATAGCCACGCTTAACTTCTCCAACACCCTCCCACATAACATTTCTACTTGAGTAGAGTGCTACGGTTTCTTTTTTCTTTGGCTCTGCAACAATCTTTGGAGCGTCTTTACGCTCTGCCCCTGGAGAACCGATTGCTCCATTTACTACCATAACTGATGGTGCTGGCTTGCCACGCTTTTTTGTTGGTGTTGCAATTACACCATTCTCGGTTGTTTCAATTCCAGCCTTTGTACCTGATGAGGTTACTTCTAGGCTTACTTGTACATCGTCTACAACAGTATCGATTGTAGTTTCATTTAGTGTTTCATCTGACATGATTTCCTCCACTTTATATTATAGCAGATAATAAGTAGAAAGGGGTAGAAGCCGAAGCTCCTACCCCCTCCAAGTTGGGCAACTCAAGATTATAGGCTTGAGTCAACAGAATCGCTGTCAACGTATGCGATAGCGTCCTGCTCTTCCCACTGAATACCAAAACGTACGAATACGGTGTACTCAATGGTGTCCTTCTTGGCAACGTACTCACGGTTTACAGTGATGTCTCGCTGGAAACCCCAAATGCGGTTGCTTGGGAAGGTTAGGTCTACGAAGCCTTCTGGGTAGTAAGGTACTTCCATAACAGGAATACCTAGTACACGAGTGGCACGAGCCTCACCAACGACCAAGTCAGTACCAGCTAGGTAAGAATTACGGTACTGCTCTGTCCAAATGTTGGCAGATGCGGTTCCGTGGTTTCTTACGATGCCCTGGAATGCTGAGGTTCCTGCGTAGAACTTCAGACCATTCTTTAGAGCACGGTACTTACGAGGTAGACGGTCTACAACTTGCTGTAGAACCTCTGGTGTAAATGCGTTGTTAGCAATAGTAGCAACGTATTCGTGTGCATAGCCATCGGTCTTAGTACGGCTTACGAAACCTTCCATAATGTTAAGGAATGTGTTCGCTCCTGTACCAGTACCGTTGATTGCCAAGTCCTCAATGTCATTCGCAAATGCGTTTGTCATTAGACGGACTAGGTGGTCCTCAAGGGCTGCACCTTCAACGTTGTCTTCTAGAGCTTCAGCTGATACTTCCCAGTCAAGACGAATCTTCTTTGTAGTAAGTTCGACCTTTGAGAATGTTGCACCAGCGTTAGTATATGTTGCATCACCCTGGTTAGCAGCACGAATAACACGTTCACCAACGTTAACCTTTTCAAGTTCCATTGTGTTGGCTCGCATTGTTACACGGCGACCGTCCTTGGCTAGGACTGTACCGTCCCAGACATAATCGATAAATCTACGAGCCTGTTCAGGACGTAGGATACCGCTAGCAGCAGAACCACTAGGGGTTACAGCGTTAGGACCAGTTAGTACACCAAATTCGGCAGTTGGAATGTTTCCAAGAGTTGAAGCTCCTGGGTTTGTGACACCACCAACGCCACCAGATGCAAAGGAACCCTGAGCGTTTACTTCTGCTGCAGTGTAACCTCCAGAACCTGGATAGTTTTTAATAATTTCTTCCGACATAATTGTCACCTCCTAGTGATTTTTATTTGAATAAATCGGTTGTTTTGAGGAAACGACCGTCCCATAGGGATTTCTGAACCTGTTCTGGCTCAAACTGTACGACATCACCGATGTCGCCAGACTTGCGGAAAGCGGTGTCAGCCTCAACAGCGTCTACCCTCTTTCCAAATTCGTTAAATACATCCTTTGATTCCTTTACCTCAGTTTTTACGGAATCAATTGATTTGTTGAGTTCATCTACCTGAGCTTGTAGGCTCTTCACGATTGATGAAAGGTCGCTAAAGGCTGATGTTAGAGTATCCTTGATTTCTGAAACTGCGTTGACAACTAGTGTCTTCTCAGTCTCTTCGTCTACTGGAGATACCTCTTCAGGTTCTTCTGCAGTAACCTCTTCCGCTACTTCTTCGACTACTGGAGCCTCTTCTGTAACTTCTTCTGATACTGCTTCTTCAACTACGGCATCTGCCTCTGGAGCAACCTCTACTGTCTCAACTGTGGTCTCTTCAACCACTTCATTTGTTGCGTCAGTCATAGGACTTTCCTCCTTTGTTATCTTAGAAGTTTTAATGCCTTTAGCACTATCAACTAAGAACTTTAGCATTTCTGTTTTTTCGTTATCTGATTTTTCAACGAAACCGATGTTCTGCATAGGCACACCTGAAGTTGGGCTAAGTTCTGTTTCATTTTCAGAAAGCAGAACTAGACCAGATTCGGAGTCCCAGAATACATTTTCGATAGCAGTGTCAATGCCCTTAATGACATCAACACCATCTACTTTTTCAACAGAAATAATATTTGCGAATTGGTTGGCAGGGGTGTCTACAAGAGAAAGCTCAACAAGGTCATAGTCTTTGATAATTCTAACCTTGGAGTCTACTTCTTCATTGTAACCATCATCCCACTTGTTCATTTTACCACCAATTGAGAACCCTGAAAGAGTTCCATCTAAAACCTTTTCCCAGGTGTCTTGAGCACCCTTTGAGACATAGGCTGAAACATAAATACCAGAGTACATCTTCTTTGTCTCTGGGTCGAAGAACTTGTCTTCTTTAAAGGAAATCATTTTGCCAACAGCAAGAGGCTGGTGCATTTCACGGATGTTCCCACGGAATTTTGAAAAGGCTTTTATAGAAGCTTCTGGAGTAACAACATCGTTCTGCTTGTCTAGGTTGTCAAGTGTGGCAAAGCCAGAGACGGTGCGTCTCTCTTTGTCTACCTTGTTAAATGGCATCGACAAGCGAACATTGTCGCCATCGGTGTTCCAATGAGCCTTTTGAATAGTCATATTACCTTAATTATATACCCTTTTTATAAGTATTGTTGTTCTATTGTAACACACTTTTTATTGTGTTGCTCTACCCTCACCCTGGGCGTTTCGTCCAGTGGTGGTTGCAGTGCTATCAGAAGCATTGTTTGCTCGCTCTGCGTCACGCTGTCTGTTGCCAGCAAGGTTAGCACGAGCATCTGTTGCTTGTCTAGATGTCATTTGGAATGGCTCATCTGCATCTGGTCTTTGTGGTAGACCAAGAATTTCACGAGCTTCATTTGGAA